TAGGCAGTGAGCCGGACGATGTATGCGCTGTATTAGCCAGATAAATGTTATCGTTTGTCGTGTCTTTTACCAGGTCACGCTCTGCAAATGCCGTAGAAGCAGACCAATCGCCACGAAACGTACCGAGTTCCTGCGTAACAGATAGCTCACCGCTGGTATCAAAGGCCAGCACCTTGCTGGCACGGTCAGATGCACCCACGGTAAATTCGGTGGATGTCATCGTGTTTGTACGGGATAGCTTTAGTGAACGGTCTGTCTCTTCCTGAATGTCCTGCACGATAAGCGTGAGCTTATCCAGCGCATCTTCGTGGTCAGCGGCGGGGAACGGGTCATTCGGGGTGTAGTCGGTGGTCTGCGTCTGTGCAGTCTCGCGGAGAAGAACGACAGTTACGCCAGAAGCAGGAGCAGACACAAAGGTGATATTGCCACCGCCAGCATTACCTACGCCGGAAACGCTGTAATGCGTGTTCTTTGTTTGGACAGCTTCAGTGCCAGTCGCGTCTGTTCTCAGGATGACGGTAACATCATCGTCATCGAAAATCTTGAACGTATACGCAAAGACGGTAGTGCTACCGTCACCGCTATAGCTGTTCTTTGTGTTCGTGCTGCTAACTGTCATGTCTTTCTCCTACAGCATTTATAGCCTATTTTGGGGCTGTATAAAAGGTTGTCTTAATCTACCTTGGTTGTCTCCGGCCTAATCTCAACCAGCTTGTTCAGTGCGTTCTTGATGCCAAGGGCGTTTTGATATGGCACTAATGTGTTTAATGCTCTTTGTTGGCCTTGAGAAAATTGCAAATCTGGATTCAACAATGAGCGAGAAACGGCTTGTGCGCTTGCCAGCCCTTTGGATATTAACTGAACAGTCGGGTTGCCAGTTATTAGGTTTGTCTCCAAGCCTGTAGAACGATATGCAAACACCGGCTCATCAGTAAAGAACGCCCCGCCGGTATCTATTAAGGCTGGCCATAATGATGCCCAAGAACTCCTCTGAAACGACGCTTTCCCTATTGCTTCAACGGAAAGCATCTTCTTAAGGTATTCTTCTTTGTCTTCCCTAAATTGAGCATTTGCCTGGACTTGCGCCATATAACCAAGGCTAGCAAAGGCAACAGAACCCATCATTGCTTGATACCCCCTAAAGTCATTAGCTTTGATATTGTGCAAAAACTGTTTAGCCCAAGACACAAGCATGAATGTCCTGAACTGCGTAAGTATTTGACCCATAGTGGATGTCATATATAAATTCAGGTCACCAATATCGTTTTGCTGGATGCCTCGCTTTGTCATTCTTGCGATAGCATTAAAGAACATAAACCTTGCCTCAGTGTCATCCCACTGGTCAGCGTTTATATCTTTTATTTTACGATTCCCAAACAACACAGATTTTTGGGTTATGGCTTTTGAGCGTATCTGTGTATATATGCGCTCTGCCATCTCATCATCCAGACCAAGACTTGCTAATCTCTTACGGGATAAACTTTTGGATTTAAACGCAAGGTCAGTGAGCGTTTGAGTGGCTACTCTAGCGGCTATTCTTTCCAGCATTAAGGTGACCTGAGCCATCCCAGAAATATCAGCGGTAACCCGTTTCATCGGCGCAGCCATAAATAAAGCTTTATCTATAAAATCACCGCGCCCCTCGCTAAAGACACCTATTGTGTCTGCACGATTTATAGCTTGGTTAATGTTCCTATCTGCGCTTATGCCCGTGGCAGCCATAATATCTCTCATAACGGGGTCTTCTATCTTGCCATCCTTTGCTCTTCTTAACATTGCCCTTATTTCTGGGACGGCTTGCAGGATGCCACGAACACCGCCAATACTAATAGCGTTGCCAAGTTCGCCGACCTGAGCAAACCCAACCTGGTTCATCAGTCTAAGGAAGTTGTAGTCTTGAATTAGTCTTGCTGTCCTCGCGTAATTGCCAGTTGGGTCTGCCGCAAGTGGAGCGCGGCGGTTAATAATGGAGTTGTAAAGTGTTTGCGCGACAAGATTTTCTTGCTGCGCCCGCTTCTTACCAGCTGGACCAAACATTGCATTTGCTTCCGCTAAATTTCTGTCTAGCATCTGATTAAATGTTGTTTGGTCTTTAATGCCAACTTTAGCGAGGCCTATCCTCCCAGACATGCCAGCGGTATATGATAAAAATACCTGCTCTGCGTCCCTTTCTTGAAGGTCTTTGAGGCGCAATATTTCTTCTTGCCCAGTCTTTCTGTTTATAGCCAGTGTTGATTCGCCCATATTGAAGCGAAGCCTTCTTTTCAATCTTGCTGGACGGCCATCAGGCGTTTTCTCAAAAAGAGCTATAAGCTGGTCGGCTTCCTCTTTTGTCATAAAGCCTTCCTCAACAAGAATATCCCGCATTGCATCCCTGTCTTCTGTGGTAAATAGTCTGGCTGGCCCAGAATCCATACCGGCTTCCGCTCGTCTGATTTTCATAAGCATATGCTTTGCAATCATGCTTGCGGCATCTTCGTTTAGTTCATCCGTTGCGTTTATTAATGCGCGAGTAAGTAGCGTTTGAACCACATCATCGCCGTATCTGCTCACAGCTTCCTCAAACTTAAAGGAATCCCACAAATGCGAAAAGTAAGACAAGTCTTCGGGTATATTTTCAGAACCTTTTACGCCAGACTCCTTCATCTGCCTCAATAGACCGCGCTTTAATTCCGCTTGCTTTTGCGCGGCGCGGCGAACAGCAGGGTGAAATGGCGCATCAGGATTTTCAACGGCATCAGCAACAAGCTCCATAAACTGACGGCGCGGCAAATTCGTTTTGCGCTTGAAATAGCCAGTAACGCCAGTAAATCCCTCAGCCTTGGCCCACTCATCGTATGCTGGGTTTACGGTGTCGTAATAATCATTAAGCGTTGACTTAAATATATTTGTCTTTGTTAAGCTAGCTGTAGGCCCAACAACCTGTTCGGCATCAGCCCTAAAGCCAACAGGGTCTTCGGCTAATATTCTTCCCATGCGATTGCCGGTTGGCTGCTTAGACCCAAGCATAAAACCAGTCATATCAAACCTTAATTTTTCCAAAGCTGGTTGTGCCATGTCTCCAGACTTTTCCAACCAGTCATCAAGGTCGTCTCTTAACGGAGTTATCTGCGGCCCTTCAAATGGATTTTTTTCAACTGGAGATGTAAATTGCTCAACGCCCTCTATCCCAGCTTTTTTCTTTTGCGTCTCAAGCATCTTTTGAGTTTGGGCAAGGTCATTCTCAAGCATGTTTCTCCATTGCTCTTTGCTCAAGGGCATACCTGAGATTCTTTCCTGCTCCAATCTTGCCGCTTCTTGAGCGTCTTCGTCATCCAGCAGTTTTTGAATTTTAGTAATTTCCTCCTGCGCTATGTTAATCTTTTGCTGCGTTTCATTTGATACCTTTGCTTCGCCAGTTATCTTTCTGTTAACCGCAGTAACGGCTTCATGTTTCTGGGCATCATCAGCAGCCTTAGCCATCTTTGCCAGAGCTTCGTTTATCGGGTCTGTTGTATCTGCGCGGCCCAATGAACTTAATGCGCCGCCTAGTAGCAATCCCGCACTAGCAGAATACAGAATGTCATAGGGGTCTTTGACACCGTTTTGGCTAACAAGATAGGATTCAATAATAGCGTTTGTTGATGCCGCCGCTGTGCCGCCACGAAACGCTCTCTGAAGGCGCGATAGTTTATTACCCCATATCATAGGTGCAGCAACACCCTCGGTTGCCACGGTCAAGCCTATTGCGGCTGGGTCAGATATTGCAACTCCAAGGCGTACGCCAGCCCCAGTCCATCCAAGTTGCCCAAGCATTTTATCTGTCTCATAGGACTGCAAGGCCCTTTGGCGCAAATCCATTAGATGAGGCATACTCACGCCATCTTCAATAAAGCCGTGATACTCCTCTGGTAACCCAGCGGTAAGTTTTTGGTAATCTTCCTTTTCAAGATATAGGTCTGGGTCAGGTGCGTATTCTGGCCTGTCCCTTAACGCCCAGGACATCATCCAGTCTTCGTCTACGGATGCTTTGATTGCTTCGCCAATCGTAGGCTTTTCTTCCTCAGCCCGCTCTTCTGCTGCACGGCGTTCAAAAGCCGTGACAGGAGTTGTTGGCTTAAGAAACTGGTCTTCTTCTTTTTTGATTTCCATTACTGAAACCCACGAATCGCGGCAGGGTCTATTTCTGGCGTAACACCCTCACCCTCAGCTTGCATGTCTATGGCACGTTTAATGTCTTCCGAATCAAGCGTAAAGCTAAGATGAGGCTTGAGTTTTCGCAACCGCAATACCTGAGCCTCATATGGGCTTAAATTCTCAAACTCTCCACGGCCAAGCCTATAATCAGTTTCAATCTGATTAACTTTGTTTATCTCTACACGCTTGGCTTCCTGCACCAATGCCTCATCAGCCTTCTTGTCTTCCATAAAGCGATTAAGGTCATCGAGGCTAAACTGAACTAACTTGCCGTCATCTAATATAACTGGCTGACCACCAGCATAAATAAGCGTCCACCTATCATTTGTGCCCTGCAGCGGTGCTATTGATAGCTCATCAGTTTCGTATCGCCCCTCTAATTCAGGGAAGCTAACAAACGCCGAGTTTACGGCATCTGTGGCCATCTCTTCGATATTGTCGGGCAGCCCCTTGGTTATTGGGACCATCACATTTCGTATACGCTTGTGAGTTGCTCCGTAATCCTTTGCCGCAAGTTCAACAGCAGTCTCAGGCTCAACCCCAAGTTTGATGTACTCTTTAGTCATGCGACTCACCGCAAAAACAACCTCACCACTGTTTTGTACGGAAAACTCCTCATCACGGCCAAGGCCAGGAATATACTCGTACCAAGAATAAGTTGCCGACTGCTCATCTTTGATGGACTCAACAGCTTTCTCAACAGTCTTGTATGATGCCTCTATATCGATTTCATCGCGCTGTTGCTGGACAACCTTAACTGCCCCTTCTAGACCAAAATGAGGCTCTAACGTAATTAACGCTTCATAAACATTTCGGCTTTTTTCATCCACATGATTGCGGATTACGCCATTGCCAAACAGCTTCATTTGCTTATAAAGCTGTACCGCAGCCGTGACCTCTGTAGCACCATCAGCATCCATTACAAAGTTTGGATTCTGTATATCAACAGCACGGGCATTTAAGACGTTCTTGAACTTTGGATAAGTTATGTCGTTTGCGGCAAGGATGCTTATCTGCTTTGGAATATCTTGAGAGTAAATCGCCATAATATTCTTTGTGGCATCTGTAACATCTTTGTCGGAAACATCATCTCTCACATACTCTAAATCGCCATTAGCAATTACGTTTGTAAGCGTTGTAAGTTTAGCATCATTCACAGCATACTTTTGCAAGTCAGCCCTTGCCTTTGCAATTTTAGCCAGTTCCTTTCTTGAGTTATCACCTTCCGCACCGACACGCCCTCTTAGCGGGGTTCTGCCAGCATAAGGCGCACTCAAGATAGTTTCCGCTGTATTAAGGCGCATCAACATTTCAGGTATATCGTTGCCGGTTATTTGCTCCGCCGTAATCATATTCGCAACGCCGGACACAAGCTGTGATGCATAATTCACCGTCAGGCCATCAAGCTCCTGATAATCCTTACCGTGTTGCGCCATGCCACTCGGTGTATATAAATTGGCAACATTTGTGGCGTTTTC